ATACTTAAAGACAAGATAAATTATCCAACATTAAAAACGTTGATTAAAGACGATAAAAATTCAGACTCTTACAATGAAAAAATATACAGCAGTAATTGGTTAATAAAAGAACTAGCCCATAAAGTAGATAAAAGTCTAGTTCTAAAACATGACTGCGTACATACAGGTGGTACAACTTGTAACCCACACAACATAACTATTGTTGACTCATTCTTATAATATGATAAGCATAACTAAACCCAAAGTTATACACTTGAGTACAGGTGTGTCTACTAAATTGACTAAAAACAAAAACGGTGTAGTAACCGTCACAATCATTAATCAAATTCGTTCAGGATGAGAAAAGATAAAAAATACAAAGACTCTTTAATTGCCACATTCGTGTCTTTTATTGCAATTATAATAATATTAATAGTACTAATCATAGAAGAAAATGTTCTTAGATAAAAAAAAACTTAATGAGGTGCAAGGCCTTATACTAGATTTAGGATGGGATTGCCAAAGAATGTCACAATCAGGCGTAATCTCTTACAATAAATTATGTGACCAATTTAATATAGAAACTTATGAAGACTAAAATTTTAGATTTTATCCAAAGTGAAAGACATGCTTTAGATAGGGGTATTGTAGCAACACCTGAATGCAGAGAAGACTTAGAGGCATTCGCCAAAGCATGTGGCGGTAGTTCTCTGGTGCTAATGCAAATGTCAATTAACTTCGGTTACAAATTGGCTATTGACAATCTTAATGATATTGTTGAAGACAAAAAAGTCATAGACAATAAATTCACTGCAAAAGATATAACAGATGCATTTGACATCTGTATAAAACAAGATGGAACACTTAGTGCCTATGAGGGTGCTTTGCTTATGTTCAACACAATAGATATATTAATCAAAAGTGAACCGCAAGACTCACAATCATAAATTAAATACACATGAAAGCAAGCAAATTATTACTGGACACTATGAGGATACAGTCCAAAAGTTACAAAAGTGAAAACATGGAGAAATTCATAGTTAACAATCTTAATGCTATGGATTTAGGTCATAGCAGAGATAAATACGGAAACATCTACGTTACTAAAGGTGATGCAGACTTATATCCTACAATGGTATCTCATATAGATACAGTACACGATATTAACTACAATGCTGAATTAGTACAGCTTAACGACATGTTACTTGCTGTTGATAATAAAACAGCAGAACGTTATGGTATTGGTGGTGATGATAAAGTAGGTGTTTATATTACATTATCAATGTTAGATGCCTTTGATAACTTCAAAGCTGTATTCTTTAAAGATGAAGAGGTGGGATGTATAGGTTCATCTAATGCTGACTTCACATTCTTCGATGACTCAACTATAGTGTTAGAATGCGATAGACGTGGTATTGGTGACTTCGTTACTTCTATATCAGGAACTAAATTATCAGACGACACACTTATAAATGACATACAAGATATCCTTGATGTGTATAAACGTACAACATGTTCTGGAGGAATTACAGACGTAGGTGAAATAGCCGATAAAAACGAGGTACAAGTAGCAAACATGTCATGTGGATACTACGACCCTCATTCAGATAACGAATACATATTAGTTTCAGAGGTAGAAAGCACAAAAGACATGTGTTATAATATACTACATAGAACTAAAGATAAACGATACACTATTGCATTAGATGAACGTGTAACATTCGACTACGGTATGTACGGTGGTTATAGAGGTTATGGACAATATGGTGCTTATGGTGCTTATGACCACATAGACTCAACACCATCAAAAGTTAATGCAAATATATCACAATCATATTATGAGGCTGATAATATGAAAATAACTAATGAATGTCCTTGTTGTAGTGCTAATAGTGTCTGGTATGATGATTACGAAGAGCAATATTTCTGTATGGATTGCCATACTTATGTTGAATACGAAGACCAAGATGTATATATAGATGATAACGCAATGGGTGAACTTACTTGGCAAGAATTAAATGCTGTAGATAATATATTATTTGACGCAAGTTATGGATTAGAACACATGGAAGAGTTTAAAAAAGATGTCGAACCAAAACATATAAAAAATGTATTATAACCCATACTTTACAGAAACAGAAATATATATAATTTCACAACATTATTGTCAACTTGAATGTAAAAGATTTTATAATGACTCAATAAGTTTGAATTCATTACAAGCAAGTTTAAGAAATCTATATACTATACCAAAATATCAAGCTTGGAGAATTATGTCAGTAATTCGAAAAGATTTCATGTCAAAAGGATTTATGATAAAAAACGATTATATAGAAAATGGTGTTCCATATACAGAATATCATTATGACATTAACAGTATTAATTCATACTTCAATGTATCTGCAAGATGTAATAGCGGTAATGGTAATGGTAATACAAAAAACCAATTAGTATCACAATCACTTAACAGCGATATAGCTAATGCATTGCATTATAGCGATATTCCAATGGCTAATGTAGCTCAACATATATTATTATATAATGCAAACAAAGCGTATTCTAAAAAGAATAACAGACACTTCACAATAACTAAAACAGGTGAAATGCGATTTACACCTAGACACAAAAAAACTGAATTAAATAATGACGGTTACTGGGTCAACAACAAGTTTAGGCAGACTATAAAATATGGTAAAGCTTTCAAACAAATATTCGCACACGAAACCATGGTACTTAGTGACCAATTCTATGAAAAACTTGGTAATGTATTAAAAGGTAAGTACACATTCTCTGCACACATAGAAATTGTAAAAGGTGAAGATATACGTAAATGGTATAATGGTGCTAACTATGCAGAGGGTAATACAGAATCATTACGTAGCTCATGCATGCGACATGACTACTGTATGGATTATATGGATATTTATGTAGAAAATACAGATAACGTGAGTATGATAATTGCTAGACAAGAAAATGACAAAATTATTGGTAGAGCAATATTATGGAAACTAGATGATGGCAGAATGTTTTGCGATAGGATATATGGTAACGACGTTACAATAGAAAATCTTAAAAAGTACGCTCAAGACAATAGCTATCTTGTTAAAAGAAGACAAACATACTCCGATGCTTCAGTACTAACAAGTACTGGTCAGGTATTAGATGATACGCTCACAATCACACTTAAAAGACCTGACAGTAGATTATATCCTTATATGGATACTATGAAATACACTGACGATTGTTTAGAAACTGCAAAATATCTAACTCTAAACACAGATAGTGGTGATAATTCACTAGACTCAACTGATGGAGGCCCTAACGGTGAAGATTATGTAGAAACACAATGTGGTACAAGAGTTCATAGAGATGATGCATGTTATATCGAGGGTGAAGATGTGTGGTATCATACTGACGATTGTATTTATTCAGATTATTATCAAGAATATATAGTAAGTGACGACTCAATGAGGATATATGGTGGTGACTACGTAAATGCTAATGATGATGAATTCACAGAGGCAGCAGATACTGGAGAAATACATCTTAGAGATGACTTAACTTATTCAGAATACGACAGTGAATATTACTATGAAGATTATGCAGAATGTGTTGTACATGGTATTATTAGTAATAATGAGATAACAACTATGGAATACAATGGTGAAGAGTTTGAATGTCATGACAGTGTAACTGAAGAAGATTTAATAAATGCGGGTATAGTAGAAAGGGAGGTAGCTGTTGAATAATCTAAAATATTACTTACGATTAATACGCAGTTTTATTATACAAATACTGCACTATGTAGTATGGGTTATATTAATGTTGGGTATATTACTTTCATGTGTATCAAAAGGGGAGCCTCCTTAGCTTCCCTTTTATTTTGTTAACGTAATAGATTACAAATACAAAACTTTGTAAATGTAATAGCTTACAAATGCGCAAACATCTACGCGGGTTCACAATCACCGCGACAGGATGCGACCGAAAATTTTCACAGGATGCGACCGATAACGACAGGATGCGACCGAAAAAACCAATATGTAGTGCAGTTTTGTACTAAAAACATTAGGTTATTAACAATAAATTCGTTAATTTTGTTAAAAGATATATAAATTATGGCAACAAAAGATTATTTACACTCAGATCTACTATCTCAAAAAAGAAATGATTTAGTATTTCAAGAAACTTACAAATTAATTGATAAACTTGCACGAAAACAGACAGAGATTATGGTTGCTGCTTTCGATTTGCATGACAACAAGCATATTGCTGAATTAGATAAAATGAACGCTCTAAATTACTCTGATGACTTGATTGAGTTGGTCAATTATACAATAGAAAACTTTAATAAAAGAGCTAAAAATGGATTATAAAAACCACTCAATATTTCAAAGACTTGAAAAATTATACGACAAGAAAATAAATATTAAAATAAGTAAGATAAGTGACCAAAAAGATGGAGACACGTATATTTACAGGCGATTAACTGCAATGAATATAGATAATGAGGTTTGGATTTATGACAACTCAACAGATATTTACAGGCCACTAAATGAAGAAGAAATTGAAGAACTATATAGTGGTTCTATTGATGATTTTTGTGATAAATTATACGTTCAAAATTCTATACAAAGGATCAAGAATAATAAAAGGAAAATGCAAGTCGCAATACTCAAAGAAAACGACAAAGAAAAGCAATATCACTACAGAATAGCTTCTGAAACCATAAAAACGCTAAAGAATTTCTTGGATATTAACAAGAAAAGCGTTAAATTTGTTAATTATTAACTAAATCTATTCAAATGAAAACAGAGAGATTAAAAGAGTTGTACTTAAAATACGGCTTATCAAAAGACGATGTATTTAAACATCAACACTACATTATTATCACAAGGTCTGGAGTAGACAAAATCCAGGCAGCTGAAAAAATCGACATTAGCTATGAAGTTGTCGAATGTCAAACAAACTTTTGTGTTGTTAAAGCAACAGCAAGCGTAGGCGAGACAAAAATTCAAACATTTGGCTCTGCTTTAAAGGGTAGCACGCATAAAGACGGAAATTGTAACACGTGGTATGTCATGGAAATGGCCGAGAAGAGAGCTATGTCAAGAGCGTGCCTCAAGTTGACTGGGTTCTACTCTTTAGGTGTTTTTGGAGAGGATGAAAGCGAAGATTTTAAACGTAAAGATGCATCATGGAAAAAATAATAGAACAACTCAAAGATGATGAGCAATACTATGGTGATTTTGGCAAGCAGTATTTATCAAACTCAGACATTGGTGCTCTTATAGACAACCCTTTAAGCTTTCACGAGCCTAAATCACAATCACTTCCTTTCTTGTATGGCACTGCTTTTCATGAAATGGTTATGTTTGGAGAAAGCGAATCAATGGATTGCATAGAGTCTTCAACAAGAACTACTAAAATCTATAAGCAAGCTATAATTGATAACGACAAACCAATCATGTTGTTACAAAAAGAAGCTGACGAAATAAATAGAATGGTTGATGTGTTTAGGTCAAACGAAAACATTAAATCTATTTTGGATATAAAAAACATACAGTTTGAAGTTCCATCTGTAGGAGTTTTAACAGAAAGTGATTTGTTGTGGAAAGCTAAAGCTGATATAATTACAGATGATTTTGTTTATGATATCAAAACCTCTGCATCTTTAAAAAGCTTTTATAGAAGTTCAAAAAGCTATAACTACGACAGTCAAGCGTATATCTATTCAACATTATTTCAGAAACCAATGAAGTTTTTGGTAATCGAGAAAGGAACAGGTCTTATAGGTATTTTCGATACCTCTGAAGACGCTTATTCTAATGGTTCATATAAAGTGGAGGAAGCAGAATCTCAGTTCCTTAAATACTATGTAAATAAAGATGAAAAATTATCAAACTTTACAAAGTATGGGGAAATATAGCAGAGAAGAAAAGGTAGAGTCCTTAGCAATAAAAACTTTTTTAATAATAATTTTAATTTTAATTTTTAATCAATAAATATGTCAACACTTATCAATGCATCGATCAAAACTTCAGAGTTGAAGAAAATCGACAAAAACAAAATCATTAAAGGAGAGAAAGATAGTTACATTCCTATCACTATCTCTGTAAATGATGAATCAAGATACGGAAAAAACGTATCAATCACAATCGCTCAAGACCAAGACGAGAGATCTAACAAAGCTGAAAAGCATTACCTAGGAAATGGTAGTGTAATTTGGACAGACGGAAAGGTTTTAAAAGGTCAAAAAGAGGATGACAATGCTGGTGGAAATCAGTCTACAAACAAGTCTTCATCAGTCAGTAATGACGATATGAATGACTTACCATTTTAATTAAATTTAATACCCACTCTTCGGGGTGGGTTTAATATCAAATTATGACACGAGAAGAAAAATACTTTACGCTTGATGTAATATCAGAAATAATTCAAAAAAAACACAAAGTAGATCCCTCATATATGTTTCAAAACACTAGACAAAGAGATGTGAGTGATTTAAGAAAAGTATTCTTTTATATGGCTAAAGAGTTTACAAAATTATCATTGCAATGTATTGGAGATTATTCTAAATATAGAGGCAGAGGAAAAAGTCACAATCATGCGACTGTTTTATACAATGCAAATGCAGTAAAAGATTGGATGTCAATAGACACAGCCTATAAACATTATATAGATGATTTAGCAAACGAAATCAAATTCTATGTAGACTATGAGCAGTATCAATTAGACGAGTGTAATAAATATAAAAAACAAATTGTAAGCTATATATACAAAGACGATAATTTAGACTTTTTAATTAAATACGCGGAAATTACACAAAAATTATACGAAAACAAAGACTTAATTGGTAACTTGGCAGATACTACCAATGAGTTAGTAATAAACAAACTAAGCGATGAAGGGATACATCAAACTACACAGGAGGATTCTAGACTGGGAATGGTACAAGGACTCTAATACAAAAATAATATTCATACATTTATTGTTAAATGCTTGTTACGATAATTGTCGTTTCATGGGCCAATCTGTTTCTAAAGGGGAATATATTACCTCGTTGAATAGAATTTCTAAAGACCTAAACATACCTATTAGACAAGTCAGAACAGCAATAAAAAGACTTAAAGATACGGGAGAAATCGACACACAGACGACAAACAAATATACTAAGGTAACTATCTGTAACTATGAGAGTTATCAAGTAGAAGAGCGTAAGCCTGTTAAGAAGGCGACACGCAAGCGACAAGCAGTCGACAAGCAGGCGACAGACATAAGTAAGAATATAATAAAGAAAGAAGATAATAATAATAAATATTTAGCTGATTGTTTAAATACTCCTTCGTGGATGGAGGTTGTTTGTATGCAGAACTCTGTTGGATTAGAGTCTTTAAGCAAGGCTTTAGATTCTTTTCACAATCATTTGATTATGACAGACGAAATCAAATCATCTGTAAAAGATTATAAATCACATTTTGTTAATTGGCTAAAATACAATAAGCAAGATGCGATTAAAAACTCTGGAAGTTATAAATGGAAATGGAAAGGACAGAGTATAAAATCGGGTACAAAAACTGAATTAGAAAAAGATAGAACTTTTTACGACCAAGATGGTTTCGACTTTAAAATCATACAAAATGGACATTAACGGATATAAAATAAAAGATTATAATATTTATAAATTAGATTCTAAAGCTAAAAAATCGACATGTCCTGTATGTTCTTCTGAAAGAAAAAAGAAGACACAGAAATGTATGATGTTAGATTGGGATAGAGGGCTAGGTACTTGCCAACATTGTGGAGAAGTAATTCAACTGCACACTTACGAAAAGAATGAAGAATATTCTTACGAGTCTCCAATACTTAAAAAAGTAAATAAACCAGGAGATAATATGATTGATTGGTTTAAAGGTAGGGGTATATCAAAAGAGACTCTTGATAAATTAGATGTGACCGCAGGATTAGAATATATGCCACAAGTAAGTAAAGAGGTGAACGTAATCATGTTTAAGTATAACTATAGGGGAAAGTTAATCAACGTCAAATATAGAGACGCTCAAAAAAACTTCAAACTTTATAAAGGTGCTCAAAAGATTTGCTATAACATGGATTCTATAATTGCATCTGATGAATGCATAATTGTTGAGGGTGAAATAGATTGCTTGTCTTTTGTAGAAGCTGGTATTGACAATGTAGTAAGTGTACCAAATGGATTTACAGCTACGGGTCAAATAAATCTAGACTACTTGAATGATTTATATTTTCACTTTGAAGATAAAAAGAAAATATACGTTTGTGTAGATGCTGATGAGGCAGGAGAAAATGGTAAGAAAGAATTGATAAGAAGGTTTGGTTCTGAGAAAGTGTTTCTGTGCGATTTAAAGGACTGTAAAGATGCTAATGAGTACTTAATCAAGTACGGTAAAGAAAGTTTAAGAGACGTTATAAAAGAAGCTATTCCTTGCCCTATTGAAAATGTGTTAAGAGTATCTGATATGGAGTCTGATTTAGATGACTTTTATAAAGGAGGTGTAAAGAATGGATTCAAGATAGGACTAGATGGGTTTGATGGTATATTTTCAACATACACAAAACAATTTATAGTTGTAACAGGTTTTCCTAGTAGTGGTAAATCAGATTTTGTAGACCAAATGACTGTAGGTTATAATATGATGTATGGATGGAAAACAGCGTATGCTTCGACAGAAAATTACCCACAATATCTTCATGTAGATAAACTTATAAGAAAGCTATATGGAAACACTCCCGAGTACAAAGACACAAAATCACAATCATGGCGTAAATGCGTGAGTCATATAAATAAAAACTTTTGTTTTATAAACTACGAAGATGGATTTGATTTAGATAGAGTATTAAAAAAAGCAGAAGAGTTAGTAAGAAGAGTTGGTATAAGATGTTTAGTAATAGATCCATATAATAAAATTAGAGATAAGTCTAATATGAATTTAAGTATAACAGATTACACTAATGCATACCTCAACAAGATTGATACTTTTTGCAAAAAAAATGATGTAGTATGCATCCTAGTTGCACACCCAACAAAACCTCAAAACGATAAAGGTAAATTAATTGAGCCAACTTTTTACGATGTAAAGGGAGGTGGAGAGTTTTATGACATGAGTCCACATGGTATATTAGTACATAGGGATTTTGAAGCAGCAACAGTTAAAATAAAAGTACTTAAAGTAAAGTTTGCTAACCTAGGAGAAAATCAAGCTCATGTTGATTATTGTTGGAACGTAAACAATGGAAGGTACACCGAGATTAAGAACGGAGCACCTTCTTGGGATAATAGAAATTGGATTACGGAGAGAAATAATCCGTATGAAATTACAAAGAGTTTAGATATAGAATTTAATGAAATTAAAATATAATTATGGAACAAAGTAACTTAGAAAAAGAATTAAGAAACGGTTTAGAGTTGGTATTAGCTCTTCAGTTAACCTTGGAGTTAATGGATGAATACAAGCTAAAGGGTTTGCCTAAAAAGTACGGTAACATGTTTAGAAAATCGTTAGAAAAAGGCTTATCAGAATCATACGACAGACTATACAATATAGACCCAGAGTATACAACAAACGCAATGAACAAAAAAAACGAATTAATATCAAACATAGCATCTTTTAATGAGGTTGATGCAATATTGTTTGCTGAATTTAGTAAAAAGTTCATGGATAATATAGATATAGCTAGAAAAAAAGGAGTAGTATTTTTTGATAAATTAATATAGATATGAAAATAATAATGGCAATATTGGTTACTGCAACGATTTATCATGCAGATCCAAAACAATGTAACGCAGACTTCTTAACGACTGCATCTTTAAAAAAAATAAATTCACAATCACCTGGTTCTCACAGATGGATTGCTGTAAGTAGAGAC